TTTTACTGATGCAACAGCTTTGTCAACAGGATTTTCTTCAGGTTTGACGACATCTCCCTTTCCGCTTTCGATTTTCTCAGCGTCGGAAGACCCTTGTTTTACAGGCTTCTTGTCACCATCTTCTGCTTTAGCGTTAGGCTGTTGACCTTCCTCTAATGCATCTACAGTTTCTTCAACTGTATCTAGGTTTGTTTCTAACTCTGCCATGTTTTTCTCCTGTTTGAGTTTACTTTTTTATTTATATGTTAAAGACTCTCAACGAACCTTTTCCATGATTTTATAGTGATTTCTTCCAAATTATGTGATTTTCCCGTCTTAATTTCGGTATGCATCTCATCAATTTCTTGAGCAGTAAGTCTACCATGTTGATAAATCCACTCTACACCTTCCATGATTCCGTTAACGAAAGCTTCAGGTGCAGACGGGTCTGCAACAATGTCACCTGCTGTAGCAAGTTGAAAGTCATCTTTTACATATTGAGCACCACCTTTTTGTTCTAGTGAACCAAGTCCACGAGATGATACTCCCAATTTAGCACCATCATCAATCAAATTTCTTACGATTTGACCATTGGGGGTGCTTAAAATCTTTGCACGTCCCACATAGTTATTACCATCTTCTTCTAGTTTGGTAATCATATGTGAAACTTTGTCTAAATTAATTGTAGGGCCTTCAGGGTGTCCTAACTCACCGAATGCTCTATCTTGTTCTACGAATTCTTTGTTATATCTTTTTACTTCTTTCTGCATAACCTCTTTAGGGTATACACGGCCGTTTCTGTTTTTGATTTCGGCTTGCATAAAGACACCTTCAATGAAGTATTCTTTTTGTCCTTTGTCGTTCTCCTCAATTATGATTGGAGAAACACTGTAATTATTAAACTCTGATATTAATTTCATTGAAAATTTCCTCTATGTCTATATTTTCTTCTTCCGACATTGTTTTAATAACTTCCTTCATGGATTTCATTTCTTTCTCAGCAGATTTTAAATCTTTGTATGTTGCACCACCGAAACTTTGTCCGTCTATGTAGACATGAACTTTACCTCGATATTCAGTGTAAGTGATTACTATCTCCTTACCACCTATTTTTACAACACCCCTCTTGAGTTCTTTATGTCCACGAGGCAATTTAAACTTTGCTTCGTTTAACTCAACAGTGATTTCTGCAAAGGATTTCATCAGTTATTCTACTTCACCAGCTGGTTCGTTAACTTTATCCATCCAATCTACTTGCATTTCAACTCTTTTCATATCGATAGATTCTGCAGATTTCTGTTTAATACCAGTAAATACTTGGTCTTTCGCAGTATCTAACTTACCACTCTCAATTGAGTCTACTATTTCTTTTGCAATTTCACTACTCATTTTTAAAATCCTCCGAAGTCATTACTATCACTTCCTTCATTGTCCTCACCACTATCTCCTTCTTTTGAGATTTGTGAGTCTATTAATTTAATGTCTTCTTCCGTCTGTCTTAGAATGTATTTTCTAACATATTCTTTAGAGAAATACTCTCCAACATAGTCGGAAATATTTGAGAGAGTATCTAATCTCTCTCTTATTATCTCTGCATCTTTCAACTCTGTAAAGTGGTTGTCGGTTGCAAAGTCATACTGAAGAAAATCTTTGATATTATCAAATTCATCTCCAGTTGTGATTTCCTTAAGAACTAATTGTGTCTTAAGAATATCTGTAAAAACTCTTGCAAACTTCTTCTGAAGTCTGTTTGTGAACTTATTAAATTTAAGTTCGTCTCTAGAAATTTCAGACGCACGACCCATATTGAATCCGTTGTCTGCTTCCATTCTAGAGGCAGGGACGTTTAGTGATTGATATAGTTTCTTCTTAAAGTATTCTATATCTGCAATATCATCTAAATTCTGTCCACCAGGCAGTGTAGTAATTTCTGTTCCTCTACCACCTTCTCTACGAGGCAACCAAAAATCTTCCAACATACTCATATGTTTTCTATCGTCTTTGATTTCCCCTGTATCTGCATTGTAAACCAATTTGTTCTTATATCGGTTCATAACGTCTGCAAGATACTGTTCTGCTTTTGCTTTTGGAAGGTTTCCTACGTCAATGTAGAAAATTCTTCTTTCGGGAGCACGTGATATTCTGTAAATAACAAGTGCATCTTCCAACATTGATAACTGATTTGCAGTCTTCAATGCTTTATGCAGATACCCAATGACTACGTTTTTAGTGTAGTCAAGTAATCCCGAAGTTGTATAACATACAGCTTCAGGTGCAATTCTTACAACATGTCCTTCTGTTGCAGTGGATTTATCAAATCCTTTGTCGTTAAAGAGATAGAACTCTTCTATTTTAGAAATTCTATCAATTTTGTCGGCACCCTTTTTCTTCTCAATGTTTCTAACCTTCTTAATTTTAATCGGGTCAACATTTCTTAAGTCAACTAGACCTAATTTAGGTCTTTTTGAGTCAACGACTTTATGGAAGTAAATTCTTCCATCGACATACCATTTTCTGAACAATTCATGAGAGTTCTGATTGAACTTCATTAGAGATAAGATGTGATTAAACTCTTCTTGTATCTTTTTCTTGATACTATCAGAGAGTTTAACGTCTCTGAGGTCGAGTGATACTATCTTATCTGATGTGTCAGATGTGATACACTCATTAACTATGTCTTCGATTGCAGAGTCACACTCTGGCACCAAAGACGTTTCTCGGTATCTTCGAATAAGTTCTGCCTCATTCTTGACACCGCCTTCCATATCGACAAACGACCCATAGGCTGCTCCCGATACAAAACCACTCTGTTGTTCAATGACGGGAGTCCCGTCATCGTCAACTGGTGGGACAAAGGACTTTTGATTCTTGTCCTCTATCGTTCTTAAATCGTCTTTCTTACGATTTATTTCAAACCCTAAAATTTCCATACTAATATTTATACCACCAAAATGTGTGGTAATTATTCACTTTAAAGACTACTTAACTCTTTCCCAGTGAGAGAAAGTAAAGTCAACAGTAAATTCCTCTAATGCATCAACAGTATCGTAAGATAATTCGATTGCACCAAGATTTTTTGGGAACATGTTGAAAAACTCGTATCTCGCAAGGACTGAGTCATCTTTGTTTAATTGTTCTACGAATGCTCTAGATATAAGATAATCTGTAGATGTTGAACCTACTCCACTATCCATAGCTTGAATTTCTTCCTGCCATGCTTCTAGACCACTTCTTACTGAGAACTCAACATCGTTGATAACTGTAATCTGCCAATCTTCGAAAGTTCTTTCTCCAGCAAGTTTAAGGTTGTGTCCTCTGAAAGGAACTACCACTTCTCCCAACGTTCCCGCAGGGATATTAGCAGCTTTACATAAGAACTCAATCTTATTACCAGCTCTTGGTATAAAAACTTTAAATCGGTTAGCACGTGGGCCTCCACCGATAAGTTGTGCTTTAAATTGGTCTATAGTTGCCATTTATTTCTCCTTAAACTGCACTGTATATTTCTTCAAACTCAACACCACTTCTAGCAGCAACAAAGTTTAAAGTAATAAAATTAATACTTCTAGCAGGTTTCACGAAGATAGAACAAACAAATTCATTTCTATCTATAACTGTATCAGTGTTGTTAGTTTCATCACATAATACTGAGAAATCTACTAGACCTCTTCTATTTTTAACATCTCTTAGGAAAGGTTCTACAGCAGCACGGAATTGAGCTCTTGTGAATGCATCATTGAATTCAAAGAGTTGTGATTTCGCTGCAACTGCGATTGCTTTTTCTAAGACTATGAATAACCTTCTGACATTGATTCTATCGAATGCTGAAGGACTTGTAAGACCTGTTTTGTCTCCAAATAATACTGTTCCTTGTCCAGCAAATGTCACAACTGGATTAATCCTTGCACGATATAAGTCATCTCTTGATGATTGTGAAGGGTTAAACGCAAGTTTAGTTATACCTAAGTATTGACCTCTTGAGAAACCAGCAGGTGAGAACCATGGGTCTCTTAATAAGTCTGACCTTGCCATTATACCTGCTGTGTGTCCATTAGAGGGCACGTAGCAGTATTTGTCGTTGTATCTATCGTATTGGTATACCCAACCACTGTCTAATACAACATATGAACTTGATGTGACTGATGCGTAATCTGCAATCACGTTAGTTGATTGTGCAGATTCACTTGATACACCTACGACACTTGCACGTCTAGGTGAAACTATAACCATACAATCTTTTCTTCCTTCTGCAGTTGCAATAAGTTGATTAACGATTGTGTTATGGTCTGCAAGAATGTCTTGTTCGACACCACTTCCGTTATCAGTTCTTGTTGAACCAGCAATTAAGAATGATACGTCTATTGTTTCTGCATCACCGAAGTGAGTTTGGTATGCACCATATTTCTCACCAGCAGTAGGAACTCTTCCGTCAACTCCACCAGCAAGTGATGAAGTGATAACTGCAGAAGGTCTACCGAATGTAGTCGTTGCAGATTGTAAATGAGTTCTTGTTTCGTTTGCACTTGCAAGTAAGTCTGTTGAATGACCTGACCAGTAAATGTAGTCTGATTCTCTTGCAATAACGTTTTTGTAGTAATTTGATTGACCTTGACCATCTTTAGAGTCTGACGCAAGTGATACGAATCCATATGATTCTAAGATTGTGTCTTTAACTCCACTGAATAATCCGTCTTGGTCTGATACAACAACATGAATTTCATCATCTGAACCACCAGCAGCTGTTGCTGTTCCTGACTTAGCAGGTGCTTTATCAAATGAATTATAAAATTCCCAGTATCTATCTACGTTAGCACCACCTGCGACGGCAGTTAATAGACCTGTTCCACTTGGTTGACCAAGTGCTTCGATAGTAATTGAAGTTCCATCAGGAATCGTCAATACTCTGTATTCGTTGTTATGTCCAGCAAATCTCACGATGTCTCTTACGAACATACCTGATGAATCACCAACTGTTATAGTTGTTTGACCCACTGACTCTGTTCCTGTGACTGTTGTCACTGCATCGTTGAAATATGCATTTGCAGACCCACATACTGAAACCTTTAATGAATTACCTAAAGAACCTGCGTATTTTGCAACATAATTACCTACAGTTCCGTTTTGAGAACCATCTTGATAAGTATTGACATATTCGTCATTGTTTTTAAGTAATGCAGTTCCACTTGATGAGTTTGCATTGTTTAATTGAGATGTGTTGATTCTAACCACTCTAAGTGATGAACCATATTTTAGAAATGATTCCGCTGAATAGAAGTCCTCTGCTCCAGCGTCGGAATTAGCTGGTTGATAAAAATTATCAACTAAACCCTTAGAATCTGAAACTGTTATTACTTCACCAACAGGGCCCCATTGGAAATGTCCAGCAAATGCACCTGTAGTCGATGAAACGGCTGGGACAACATTAGTCAGGTCTATCTCGGAGACCTGAACGCCTGGTGATACTTGAAATGCCATACTTTTACTCCTGTTAATGTAAAAAGTTGTTTACTGTTTTATTTATAACTTTTAAAAACCCAACAACTATAATTTAATTGGTATATCCATACTTTTGTGAAACCATCGGTCTCCTTCACTATCTACGAAGGTATCTGACTGAGACTCCCCGTCAAATATACCAGCTGGTAATAAATCGTCTTCGATTAACTTCTGTTGTTCTGAATACAATAAATTTTTAACTTGTGTATCGGTTAAATGTTCAAAGTATGCAGTGGTCACAAACCAACTGAATAATACCAAATTCATGACCATATCGTCATTATATCCTCTATCTGCTTCCCAACTATTACCCTTATGAACAAAAGTCATAAGTTCTGTAATAGTATGTCTGTCATTCAGAATAAGTCTATTTTCTTCTAATAATTCTTTAAGTGTAGAACAACCGATTCTCTTAATCTTTCTAGACATGGTCACACCTATGTCTTCGGCTTTTAGTTGACCTTGAACAAATACATTCGGATATTCTATCTCGTAATGTAGTTGTGTTGCAACCATTCCACCCTCTGCATTATTTTCTATAATAACGACTGGTTCATTATAATGTTTAACATACTTATTTATAATATCGGGGAAGAGAAGGGGACTTATCATATTATCTCTATATGTGCATACTTGTTTAAAGGGACTTGTAGTCACGTCTATGATTGTAAACGAAGAGTAATCTAACCCTCTACCTTTGGATACGTCTACAGTGCAAACGTATTTATGACCCTCTAATGGTTTCTCATAAAGAAATAAGTTGTCTCTATTCCAGTCGGGTTCTAATGCTCTCATACCTAGTAGTGTATTACTATTGATAAGTGTATTACCAGTTCCTAAGAATGAGTTTCCATATTCTTGTTCAAATTGTGCTTCTGAAGTGTTTGCAATAGTTTCTTTCTTCCACTCTTCGTCTCTGCCTGGCACGTCATACCAGTTGATAAGAAATGACTTATATTCCGATTGGTTATGAACTGCACTTTCGTATATCTTATGAAACATATTACCCACACCATTTGCAGTGGAAGTAATAATAACCTTAGAGTCTTTACCCGAGGTCACAACGGGATACGTTGCAGTATAGAATGTCTCTGCATCATCTACGAATGCAAACTCATCTAAGTATAGTAGGTTGATTGAAAGTCCACGAATTGAACTTGAAGAAGTTGCAGCTGCAACGACTTTACTATCATTTGCAAATTCTATTGACCCTTTGTTTAGAATCTTGACTCCTGGCTGTAAAAAGAATGGAACAGACTCTAACATGGTGACAATACGTGCAATCATTTCTCTTGCAATTGCACCTTTGTTGGCAAGAACTGCTACAGTGACTTCGGGTTTAAATAATAGAAACCACAACAAATATGCACAAGAAGTAATTGATTTACCACTCTGTCTACTTGCAAGAACCACATTGAAACGATTGTCATTATAATGGTTGATTAGGTTTTCTTGATATCCACGAAGTGTAAAGGGAACCATACCTTCGTCTAGTGATATGATTTGTGTATAATTTTCTATAAAATGAGCAGGATTTTCAGAACACTTCAAGTATTCTGCCATTTGTTTTTTGGTATACTGGGTTTCGATTCCAGCTCTTTTGATTAGATTATTACCAAGATAACCTTCGTTTGTGGGTTTAACCATCTTTCTTTTCTTTCTTCAAAAACTTCTGCAGTTCTGAAGTAGAACCAACATATAGGTGATTTTCAACTTTACCTATTCTTTGTTCGTCCTCTTTTTCTAAATCCTTAATTTTTTTCTGAACGTCTAGTAGTTTCTCTGCAGTATCCGCTACAGTCTTTATCAACTGTCCTGCGACCTCATATGCACGTGGGTGTTCCGTTTCTTTAGACAACTCAAGTATTCCGTCTATTGCATCTTGACCACGTTCTACGAGGTTATAGAGGTTCTCACGAGCATACTTATAGTCCGTGTCCATGTTCTCTGCTCTTGTCGGTAATTTAACTACTTGTGTTTCTTTTTTGATATCGGTGTTGATATCTAAGAGAGAGTTTAACTTATCGTCTATTGGTTCTTTTGTCATAATTAACTGTCATTGGTTTCACTAAAACTTTCTTTAGCACCATCATCATAAAATGTCACTGTTTCTGCAACTACGAATGTATCTGTTGGGTCAACAGAACCTACAAATTTAAGTGTAGTGTTTGTTTCTATAGTCACTGCACCTGAAACTACCATTGATAGTCTATCAGTTGCAATTGAAACAACTGTTGGATTGGTTGCATTCCCTGTTCCAAATATTTCGTCATTTGCACTTATCTTTGTATTTATTGCAGTCGGAAAGGTGATTGTTGTGGAGTTAGACACTGCATTCGGTATTTCTGCAAATGCGGGTTCATAGTGTTTAACCTCTTTGATTAGTCCACTGTCTGCAATTTCTGAAGTTGTAAAGTTTGCATTTCCAGTATTGATATATTCTCTTTCAATAACACTTTTAATAACACTTCCAGTATAGACTGGGCCGAAGAAGTATAGTTTCATAGTAAACTCTAAGGTATACTCAATAACTCTTCTTTCTTCAAAGGAACCCTCATAAGTATCTTCCATTGCAACACTATTAAGTGTAATTGGAACATCTCTAGTATCTGTCATAGAGTCAATCATTTTCATTGTGACTGTATATTCGGGTTGAAAATATGGTAAAATTTGTTCTACGATTTGTAATGCATCATTCATGTTCTTTGCAAGAACACTTAGTGTAAAAGTTAAGTTGTATGGTGCTGGGTTGTATTGATATGAACGATTCACTCCGTCTGTATCTAAATCAGATTTAGAATGTCTTATCAATT